ATCATGTCCGGCGTGACGCAGTACCCGGTGGACGATGACTTCGCGCAGACCGCGCCGGTGGAGATCTCCATCGGCTCACGGGACGCGGCCATTGACCTCTACTGCATCCGCATCTACGACAACGACCTGACCCGGCACCAGATTCTGAACAACTGGATCGCTGACACGCAGGTGGTGGAAACCATGCTGGAGCGGTATAGTCGCAATCATGTGTTTGACGCTTACTCGCAGATCGTCATTTCCCAGCTTCCGAAGGATCTGCCGTACCTGGTGCTGGATGGCACAGAGCTGCCTCAGTACAAAGGCGATGTGAAAACCATGAGCGGATATTACACCGACCCCGTCAACGGCAGCAGGTCTTTCACCTTCTCCGGTGCGGAGGTGGATGTGCAGGGTACTTCTTCGCAGTACTACGCCCGCAAGAACTACAAGGTCAAATTCAAAGGCGGTTTCGTGGACCCAAGCGGCAATACGCAGGAAACCTACAAGCTGCGCCCGGATTCCGTTCCCACAAGCACCTTCACCTTCAAGGCGGACGTCGCTTCCTCCGAAGGGGCAAACAATGTGGAGCTGGCTCGGCTCTATGACGAGGCTTGCCCGTTCCGGACCGCGCCGCAGAAGCGGGACAGCCGGATCCGCCAGGGCATTGACGGATTCCCCATCGTGGTTTTCTGGTATGACGGCGAAACGACCCGATTCCTTGGCAAGTACAACTTCAACAACGACAAAGGCACCGCGGAGGTGTTCGGCTTTGCCGACGGGGACGAGTCGTGGGAAATTCTGAACAACACCAGCGACCGTGTTCTCTGGAAGTCCGATGATTTCACGGGCACCGACTGGCAGGGCGACTTTGAAGCCCGGTATCCCAAGGACTACGCGGACCCCGCCCATCTGGCGGAGCTTGCCGCGTGGCTGAAAAGCACGGATCAGTCTGCGGCCACGGGCGGTAAGCTGCCTGTGAACCGCACCTTTGACGGCGTTCTCTACACGAAGGATACCGCCGAATATCGTCTGGCAAAGTTCAAGTCCGAATTTGAGCAGCATTTTGAAAAGGATGCTGTTCTTTTCTATTACCTGTTCACGGAGCTGTTCCTGATGGTGGACAGCCGCGCCAAGAATATGTTCCCGACCTTCATGGCGGGGAGCAAGTGGTTTTCGCTGCCCTATGACTTTGATACCGCCATCGGCATCAACAACGAGGGCGCGCTGGTATTCTCCTACGATCTGGAGGACATCGACCACACGGCGTCCGGCGCTGATATTTACAACGGTCAGCAATCCATCCTGTGGGTCAATGTCCGCGCCGTGTTCTTTGAGGAACTCAAGGAGATGTACCAGAAGCTGCGCTCGAAGGGTACGCTTTCCTTTGCGGTGACGGAGCGGCGGTTTGCGGAGCATCAGGCGAAGTGGCCCGAAGCGGTATTCAATGAGGACGCCTATTTCAAGTACCTCCAGCCGCTGATCGAACAGAACACGGCAAGCTATCTCTCCATGCTGCAAGGCTCCAAGGCCGAGCAGAGAAAGTGGTGGCTGTATAACCGTTTCCGCTATCTGGACTCCAAGTATAATGCCGGGGACGCGCTGACCGATGTGGTAACGCTTCGCGGCTATGCCAAGGACGATATTACCGTTACGCCCTATGCGGATATCTACGCCGCTGTGAAGTATGGCTCCTATCTGGTGCAGCAAAGGGCAAACCGAAATGTAGCATACACCCTGGTCTGCCCACTTTCCAATGTGAACGACACGGAGATCTACATCTACAGCGCCAGCCAGCTGCAGTCCATTGGCGACCTCTCCGG